AGACTGCGTGCCTTTTGTACAATATCGCAACGTCCAGTTTCAAACGCTGACAGCGGCACTGCGTCAAACAAGTACAGTAGTGCGTCTGTGGTTTGTACATCACTCTTGCGATGCACCTGCTTCATAAGGTCTTGAAAGCTGGTGCTCATTACTTCACCATCCAACACCATGGGCTCAGTGAAGCTGCCGGCTACTACTGACAGTTGCTCACGAATTGTTGGAAAGTTTGCCAGCTCTTTGCCGTTACGGCTAAACTGATCCACACGACCACTTGGATAAACAATAGTGACGACTCTAACGCCGTCCAATTTAACTTCCAGCAACTTTGTACCCGAAATTGTGGATTCGTCGCCGCCACAATCATGAGCGAGTTGCACAGTAAACACAGGGACAGTATAATGACCATAATCTTTCTTTACCACATTGTTGATAGTTTTTTCACTAACACCGCAACGAAGATCTTTAATAAGGATACGCCGATACCAATAATTCCATTCGTCTTGGGACGCAGACAACATGAGATGATGAACCATGTCACGTGCTGTGTTACCGGTAATGTCACGATTAACAAAGCCGGTAATAGCCAGTGTAAAAGCATCCCAGGGCAGTCCAGCAGCACTGGTTTGCGGATCTGCATCCGTTTTCTCTGGCACTTGTTTAATGCCAAAAGTGATCATGGAGTCCAATGCTAACCTGCAGCCTTCAAAGAATACTGCATTTCCAGCTTCTGCTGCTTCACGCACAACGGCTTCTTTAGCCAGACGACTGTTGTCGCTTTCTAGTGCTTGTATTACTTGCCAGGGTTTTTGCACAGCGTTTGCCTCTTGAATTACTATTCAAGCATTATAACACCATTAAAATACTGCGTCAACCGGGCAATTTAAGCCCTTCTTTAGCTAGTGTTTCGCGGGCTGCAGCTACTAATTCTTCATAATCTGGGCGATTACGAATTCGATTAATAATAGCGTCGACATTATATGTGTCTTGTACACTTGACCCGGGGCCTAATAATTTGATTGCAATTTCGGCAGGATTTTTGGTAATTTCGCCTGTTTTTTCGTCACTAACGCCGTTTTTATAGCTGTATTTGTAGCCTTGTGCTCGTGCAATAGAACTTAGTAAAACCTGACGATGCATACCTTTGTATTGACTACCTTCTACGCCGCCGCGCATGGAATACTGTTGCCATACAGGATCTTCACTAAACATAAAATCAGTTTGAGCAAACCCGTTAGCAGGATCGCCATTAATAGGAGTGCGGAAATGTACACTATCACCGGTTAGGTCAATCCATCCTTCTTTAAAAGCTGGTGCTGCTTTGGTTTTGGGACGATTGCGAATTTGTGTAGCGGCGATACCCTGTTTTAAACACCAGTTAGTCAATATCTGTACAAGACCTTCTTTGCTAACTTCTCTCTCGTCTATTGAAAGATCTAGGTCGCCACTGTCGGACTTGCGCCCTGTTGTACCTAACCATTTAACAGGTATATTGCTATCGTCCCGTTCTTTACTAAGGTCAATACCGGTTATAGATTCTAACCAAGAAATAGTGCCGGGTATTTCCTTGCGGGTGATACGGCGAGTTAGTTCTGCGCCTTCGGTATTTTTAAAAACGTTTCCGCCTTCAGTGATGAATTGATGTGCTCTCATGTTATTATTTATATTATTCTATTAACCCTAGTTACAGTAATCTCTCTGCTATAATGTTGAACCCATCTGTAGCACCGTTATCACTACGCATAAATGTCACACGATAGATACGGCCCAGTGCTTTATCCTGTAAGGTAGCTGTGTAAGTGTCGCCAGCGCTATCCATACCGCCACTAGTATATAAACTAGTCCAGGCGTTGTTTGCTACAATAATACCAGTACTACCTGTTTGTGTCACTGCACTACCGGATCTTGCGGCCACCACTGTCCAGGCACAATTCTTTGAGTAACTAGCGTTGCTGATAATCTGCGGGAATATGCCAGCAAGCCCAGAATTTGTTATCCGGAAGCGGAAGTCATCCACAGTAAGTTCAGTACCCATTGCGGCATTGAACGCTGTTCTTGCTAGGCTGGGAGTTCTTGCTGTTACTACGGCGTCAGGGTTAACATTAAACGCACCGGTATTCATTGTCAACACATTGGTAAATGCGTTGCTACTACGGAACTGGAATTCTCCATTGGTTGAGCCACCATTACTAACGTCAAAGTACATTACGCTAGAACCATTGGTACGATCACGGATAGCCGCATTTCTTGGCACAGACAATGCCACATTACTGATAGCACTGTCGCCTGCACTAAATGCCGTTGTGTGATTACTTGTGACAGTAGCAGTTGTGCCTATAGTCTTGCCACTGGCCATTGACAGGTTATTGTTGATAGTAGTAGTGCCCGTACTTGCTCCAACACTTAAAGTGGTAGCGACGCCGGCAAAGTTTACAGTTGTAGCGGTAGTATTGATTAAATCAAAAATTGTGCTTGGTGTTGTTAGGCTATTGGTAATTGCCGGACTAACCATTGCCGGTGTGGCACCAAAACTGGTTAGGCTACTTGCTGTTACACCGCTGGCTAATGTATTACCAGTCAGCGATCCTGCCGCCGCACTTGTTATAGCCCCCCATGGAGTTGTCTTCCAGTTGGCACTTGCTGGTGGTTGTATTAATGTGTAAGAAATCCCGTTACCAAGTCCACTATAACCACTACTCATAGTGATAACAATGGTTTGATTAGAACCCGTGATATTAGTTACAGGAGCTCCGCCATATGACCATCCTGCAGGTGTAGCGGCAAATGCCGCAACTATCGCAATCCGAGTTTGAGAATTGCCAGCATTAACAGTGACTTGTATTAGTCCGCCACTTGATAATATCGGTAATGAATAGCTGGTACCAGTGAATGCTTGGAAACAATAATAAATGTAAGTGCTGTCAAATGCCACACTACCTACAACATCACCAGTAGCACCAGTTAATGCCGATGGCACTGCTGTGATCTTTATTGAGTTGGTGCCGTCTGTTAGTGTAGGTATGTTAATAGCCGCACTACCATCAAATGCTACACCATTAATGTTTCTAGCTGTGGTCAGCGTAGCGGCTGAAGTTGCTGTACCAGCATTGCCACTCACTGATCCTGTAACGGTATTATTAAACGTAACGTTACCAAACAAATCAATACTAAACGCTGTTGTTGGTAGACTCGAGCCAGTTTTAAATGTCATTGTGCTGGCGCTAATGGTATACGGTGCGTAGGCAGTGCCAGCACTATTCAATACATCGTTACCTGCTCCATATCCTGCTGTTGAACTTACACCAATAGCAAACTGATCTCCACCTGTGCTTCCTTTAAAACGTGCAACATAGTTAATACCACTGCCGCTTTGTACTGTTAAACTACCTAATGTACCTACTGATGTTAGACTACTTGTAACTACTGTAGATTTTAACTCTGTGCCAGTTAGTGTGTCTGCGGCTGCTGTGACTGTGCCGCTTGATCCTAGTGTAATACTAGTGCCGTTAACTGTAACTGTTGTTGGTATCGTTGGCTTGTTAGTTAAGTCAGTATATGATCCGCTGAACAACGTTGGCTTGTTGGACAAATCATTATAACTAATAGTTCCAACTGATGTCAGATACCCACGAGTGGTAACAAATGTTTCGGTGGCATACCCTGTTAGGCTTGGTATTGTTGGCTTGTTGGTTAAGTCGTTGTAACTGCCGCTGAACGGTGCGGCTACACTGATAACACCGTCTGTGATAGCGATGTTACTGCCAATCTTAACTCCGCCCTTAACTGATGCCGATGCTGTGGGTAATATATAGTTACTGCCTCCAGACCCGCCACCACCTATAGCTACACCGCCAACAGTTGATCCATCACTTAGAAGTAGTTGTCCCACAGTGGGATCGTACCAAATTTCACCAGCACGGCCAACATAGGTATCTGGATCACCTTGGCTTTTGCTGGTCCAAATCGTGCGGATCAATGACATGCCTTATCCCGGCATGCTGGGACGTATACTAATTAAACCGATGTTGCGCTTAACTGCGCCAAGTTCCGCTTCAGCAGCCGCGGCTTCTGCGTCGTCCACTGTGAGTTCATCATTGCTAGGGCCAACTGCGTCCTTAACAGCATCTAAATGCTGCTGTAGTGGTGGGCTCCACTTGTAGCGCCCATCTTCGCCATCGCGACGACCAGGGTTGAGTACTTTCTCTGTCGCGCCATCACCATCAGTTAGTGTGCTTAATGGCACTGACACTGTGACCATTTGATCAGGTACGTCTAAACGTATTTCGTTAAGTAGTTCGTGTGCTCTCATAATTTAACCGCCGCTTGGTACACGTATAGGTAGTACCGCTATTTCTGAAGCATCTATGCTTGCAAGTTCAGACCTATTATTCGCTGCCCATTCTCGTGCAGCACGATTAGCAGCACCCTGATCTGGGCCTATGCCACGCAGTATATGCAGTATCTGTGGATCTCCATCAGCGGGAATGTATACCAGTTTCCAATCAACAACTTGACCGCTGGCAACTTGACTCTGTGCTGCGGCGTCTCGCCGCTGTTGTAAATCCTGTGTACTTGGGGGTACAGCAGAGCTAACAGGGTTAACGTCATCCTTCTGGTTGTAAGGCTCGATAACAAAGAGGCTGTCAGGATACATACTTCTGCTCATAGAGTCTACCAGGTCCCATTGTTGCCTAGCTTGTTCAAGAGCTTGATTCTTGTCTGATGCTGTTACTACAATTTTACCGTTACGTAATTTTACTAGCCATTGGCTAGGCTCGCCACTAGCAGCTTTACGTTCTAATCTAGCTTGACGAACAAAACTTACAAGAGCAGAACGTGGTAGCTTGCCTGCGCTAAACTCACTAAAGTACTTGATGGTATTAGTTTTATCTTCGCTGGGTGTTAACAGCTTATAGAGTTTTTTAGCATACTCGTCTCGATATTTGTTTTCATCCGTGGCAGCATCTAGTGCTACTACAAAACGTAGCAGTGTGTTGATTAACTTGCTGAGATCTTCATTTAACCAATCTCCACCGGGACTACGGAATTCAATATATTTGGATTTGTTGTTGATGCTGACAAATTTGTCAGTTCTGCCTTGGAATATTATTTGACTAGCTAATTTATTAAGACCGCTTCTCATGTTGTTCATGATTTCAACCATCTTATTAGCGTCAAGTGCTTTTGCTTCTGATCGAATTTTGTTCAATGCGCTTTTACAATAACTATTACCAACTCGATCAAATTCTTTTAAGACATAGTCATCGCCTAGCAACAGTGCTAATTTAACATAGTCAAGACGGCTTTCTTGGTCCACGCCGTCTATGCTAACATTCATATGTAGGCCACATCCTGTGCCCTTGCTGGTATAGTTACCGTTTTCTTTGGCCCACGCAACCACACGAGGCATTTCTTCTAGCATGTCACTGAGTTTCATAGGCGGACTAATAAACTCTAGTCCGGCATCTTCGCTGCTTTGTGGATTTAAGCTACCATCAGGCTCAATAATATAATACCCGTTGGCTCTTTGACTACTGCGATCTCCACCATGATACCTGTTGTAGTAGTTTGCATCACGCCCAACAGCACTAGAAAAGTCGCTGGCCACTGAATCGCCATTGGTTTCACTTTCTTCATCACCGCCAGTAGAGGTCCAAAATGGCCACATTATTTCATAACGGTTTTCTATATTGCTCATATAAAATAAATTGGCCTGTCTCAGCCAACGATTATCACTGTATTCGTCATCTTCTTGTTTTTCTTCACGGTATTGTTCAAACGCTGATTCGTACCAAGGATTGTCATAGGCTTTGTCAGCAACTCGTTCAGCCAACTCGTACATTCTATTTTTAGTTACGCCTAGGTCATCTTCGGGGTCAATACCCAACGCATCAACAATGTCACTACGAGAAACGTTTTCCGCAATCCAATCCTGTATATAACTGATTTTTTCGCCGTCCCAATCATCATTGATTTGTTCGTCAACCCATTCCATGTAGTCATTTTGCAATTCACGTTCTAAATTACGTATGCTTTGTCGACTATTGTGATCGCCATCATTAAAGAAATCAAGAATTTCGCCAATGCTGCTGGTTCTAATGTCCTCGTCGTAGTCAGGCGACCATTCACCATCGTCGTTGGAATTAGTAACTACAGCATTGTTAACAATCATTTCAAACTCAATGCCAACTGTGGCATTGATGTTACTGGCCAGCTGCTTTAAGCTGCTGGGACTCATGTTGATTTCGGTTAGGATACTGCCGTCTTGGGCGAATTCTGATAAGTTCATAATAAAATATTTATCTTTATGGTCCTAGATTAAATTGCATGCCTGTTGCTTGTTCAATAGCAGTCATTGTGGTTTGATACTTAGGCCAATCTGTTGCTGGTGAAATTGGGCCATTGGGCATCAGATATGCTTGTACCTGACGGCTATTTTTTTCAATAATGATTTTATACAAACGAGTAGGAATACCTAGCCCGTTGCCCGATATTGAATACCCTGGGTCAAAAATTCCACCACTTATAATATAAAAATCTGTTCCAGGAGTCTGCGCCCATTGACGTTCGGCAGCTTCTAATAAACGCCAAGCACCTCTATTGTTATTAGAATTTTGTGCCAGCATGTTGCTCAAGAAAAATGATTCTGACATAATCTGATCATTTTGTGTGTTATTTGCTGCTGGACTTAAATGTCCTCGATCATGTGTTTTTGCTATAATAGAATAATCAATTAATTGGGCCTGACACTGAGGAGATACTGCTGGATCCGGACGAAAGTTATCTTTTCTTTTGGCTGGGCCGGACATTGCTGCTGGCGTTAGATGCTCAAACACCGCTATTGCAGATCTAACGTCACAACGATGAATCACAGCATAATTTGCTTTACACAGCTCTTGATCGCCTGGACGAGCTTGATACTGTGGCGTGCCGTTTACGGTAAATTGGGGACACTGTTGATTAATCTGTGCATAAGTAATACTGGTAAAAAACAGTAATACAATCAATAATAGTTTTTTCATAATAGACCTATAGTAAAACAATATTTATGTATGTGTTTTCCAGGGTCTGTGTGCAGCTAGTCCGCCCACATTGGCATTGTCTGTTATAGCATTGCCGGTATATTTGGTAGGAAGGTCGTTGATGTCGTACGTATTCCAATACCTGTAATA